GAGGGGAACGGGCAGTGGTCTATTAACCTCTCTTCAGCCGAGATGACTGCCGACATAGTGGCTCTGGCGTTTATACATTCGTCGGCAATACCTGTTTATACGGTGATAAATACTAAATGAGTGGACTTACAGACGATGGCCGAAAGCTTTTCATAGCGCGCCTTAAGAGGGAGGGAAGGTATAGCAATTACCGTAAGAGGATTAAGGAGGTAAGGCTTCAGTCTGACTTATCTAGTTTCAAGGTGAAGTCATTTGCTCAGAAAGAGTTTGGGTATATCGGTTATTATGATGAGAAGGACAGGCTAGTCGCGGCTAAGTTGCCAGATCCGATTGAAGCACAGATTGAGGCGGCAAAGACAGATCAGGAGACTACGGAGCTAGTAACCGCCTTTGAGGACTTTGATTTCACTGTATCTGATCTCCCTGAAGACATATCTTTTGTCTTTCACAACCTCCATAAGGTTGCCAGCCCGGAAGATCCCTCTTCATGGAAGGTTACGACTAGCGAGGCACCGACTCCTGGTGCCTGGAACATGCTCACCTGGGCAGCTAGTAACCGCACCAAGTTCATGGAGCTTGTCATTAGGGAGAAGCTAAAGGATCGCAAGGAAGATGAAGGCGGAATGGTTGATATCGGTCAGTCTGCTGATGAGATAGAGAGGATGCTTGAGGAGATAAAGACAGGTGAGTGAGTTTTATTCCCAAGTACCGAAGACTCTTGTCGAGAACCTTGAGTATCGTCGTGACCTTCTTAGGTGGGCGGATATACCAAAGAGACAGCGTGCCCTTTGGTCTGCATGCAACCGCGACATTCTTTACTTCATCAACACTTTTTGTTGGTTATACGAACCACGGGCCAGCAAGCTTCGGGGAACGAAGAGCAAGATCATTCCGTTCATGACATATGAGTATCAGGACGAAGCCTTTACCAGGATGAACGAATCTCTTGGCGTTAAAGATGTTGGAATTGAGAAGAGCCGAGACCTGGGTGCTACATGGATGTTTCTTACTCTTTACTTCTATCATTGGCTGTTCAGTCCGTTTTCTTCATTTGGCCTTATGTCCAGGAACCAAGACCTGGTAGATAAGCCAGGTAAAAAGGATACGCTGATGTGGAAGCTGGACTTCTTGCTCAATGGAGAGGGTGGTAAGGCTGGATTACCTTCGTGGATGAGACCGAATAATGTTTATCGCACAAACCTGTTAATGGAGAACCGGGATAATGGTTCTACGTTTGAGGGTTCTGCTACTACTGGTGATGCTTTCCGTGGTGGCCGAAAGACTTCAATAGGGATGGACGAGTTTGCTTCATTCTCGAAGGGTGATGATTACGAGGCCCAGGCTGCAACTCAGCATGCAACTGACAGCAGGTTTTTTGTGTCTACACCGAAGGGTGCTTCAGGTGCTTATTTTGATGTAATGCATGAGCCTTCCAGCATGGTGAAGATTGTCCTGGACTGGAAGAACCATCCAGACAGGAAGTTAGGGTTGTATACCGGGAAGGATGGAAGTCTGGAAATACTGGATGCAGAATACAAATTCCCTGACGGGTATAAGCATATTAAGGATGGGAAGATCAGGAGTCCTTATTATGATGCTGAGTGTTCCAGACCTGGTGCTACTCCACAGTCAATTGCCCAAGAGCTTGATAGGGATTATGGGGGTAGTGAATACCAGCTGTTTGGTTCTGAAATGTACGATGCCGCTGCTACCAGGACAATGATGCCATTTAAGCGTGGGATCTTTGGTTATGACGTAGAGACTCTTGTCCCGAAGTTTGCAGCTTCGGACGATGGGCCACTGAAGCTTTGGTGTCATACTCCAGACGATGTACCAATACTTGACCAGGAGTATATTCTTGGTTGTGACATATCTGCCGGCCTGGGCGGGAGCACAACGTCTAATTCAGCCATTGTTGTTATCGGTACTACCACTCTGGAGCAGGTGGCTGAGTACGCGACAAATACTGTCAAGCCTGACGACTTTGCTGACATGGCTATTGCAATGTGCAAGTGGTTTGGCGGTGCATATTTGATATGGGAGGTTAATGGCCCTCCTGGTTCAGGCTTTACTCGCCGCATACTCAATCAGAGGTATGACAACATTTTCTACCGTGAAGTTGAGCAGCGTAACTTTAAGAAGAAGACACGCAATCCGGGGTGGTTTTCCAGCGAGAAAACAAAGCCGGCTGTTCTGACTGAAATGAGTCATGCCGTGAAGACTGGAAAGTTAGTGCTTAGGAGCGAAGCTCTGTTGGAAGAGTGCCGCCAATACGTTTATAAGGAGGGCAAGATTGTTCATAGTCGGAGTGTGAAGACCCAGGATGATTCTTCGAAGGGACAATCCCATGGTGACAGGGTTATTGCTGCGGCCATTGCATGGCATGCAGTTGGGGACAGGCCGGCAGAGATAAAGATAGAAGAGTTCGTTAAGGACGTACCTCATGGTTCAATGGCCTGGCGACTAAAAGAGCACGAAAATAAATTGCAGTTGACAAAAGATGATGGGTGGGACTAATGAATCCGAATAATCCAAAAGACATGAGTCGCCTTACTGGGGCAATTAAGAGTTCTCGCCGTTCGCTTAGACCGTTTCGGGAGAAGAGGTCAAAGCTAATCCAGGATTATGTCGGGTCTCATTATGGTCCAGGAGGCCCGGATAAAGAGAACGTGATGAACCTGATGTATCAGACTGCTGATACTTATGTTCAGGCTTTGTCTGCCAACAGGCCCAGGGTTCTTATTTCCACTAAGCACAATGACCTAACCTGGTTTGCCCATCATTTCGAGGTTGGTTTAAATAACCTTATCGCGGAGATTCGCCTTGAAGAGGTCCTGCGTCGTGCAGTCCTTGATGCGTTCTTCTGTATTGGGATTGTTAAGGTTTACAACGCTGATGCGGGCCTTGCTCAGCTTGAGGGCGAGGATGAGTGGGTAGATCCAGGTAAGCCATACGCAGACCTTGTGAGCCTGGACGACTGGTTCTATGACATTCGGGCCACTAGCTGGCGAAAGTCCAAGTTTTGTGGAAATAGATACCGGATGCCGTATGAGAAGTTTATGCGTGATGAGTCGCTTGATAAGAAGATCAGGAAGGACATTAAGCCAACTTCCAGGCACACATATGATGTGAATCTTGAGGGTGACAATCCTGTCAAGGACATGCTTGAGAATGAGTCCGATAAGGACGATTACGAAGAGATGGTAATGTTGCAGGACATCTGGATTCCAGAAGAGAGCCAGATAATTACCATTGCAGAGGATCACGGGAAGAAGCCGCTTAGAGTTCTTGATTGGGATGGCCCTGAAGGTGGCCCTTATCACCTGCTCTCATTTTCTGACGTTCCCGATCATGTCATGCCATTATCACCTGCCATGACTCTCAAGCCCCTGGCCGACATGATAAATGGTTTGCTTAGGAAGCAGCGTCGTCAGGCACAGAGGCAGAAGGACATTCCATTTTACCAGTCTGGTTCTCACGACGATGCCAAGAGACTTCAACGGGCTGAAGACGGTCAGTGGACAAGGGTAGACAATCCAGACAGTGTAAATGTTTTGAAGATGGGTGGTGTGGACCAGGGGAACCTGGCCTTTCGTATGTCAATGCAGGAAGTGTTCGATCGCATGGCCGGGAACCTGCAGGCCATGGCTGGGCTTGGCCCGCAGAGTGATACGTTAGGTCAGGATCGTCTGATCCACAGCCAGGTATCCAAGCGTCAGGCAAACATGCAGTATAAGGTAGTTAAGTTTGCCGAAGAGATTTGTCGTGACATTGGTTGGTTATTGTGGACTGATGAAATACTGGAGATACCTGGTACGAGTAAGATAGAGGGGTACGAGGTAGATTCAACCTGGATGCCCGAAGTGAGGGAAGGGGATTGGTTTGATTACAACTTTAAGGTTGAGCCTTATTCAATGCAGTACAAGTCTCCAACTGAACGGGCTGCAGCATTGACTCAATTTATCAGTCAGATTGCCATGCCCATGTTCCCAATGATGCAGGAGTATGGTGGCAACCTTGATATCCAGGAGATGATTGCCATGTATGCCGACTTAATGGACATGCCCAGGCTTAACCAGATCATCATGTTTGAGGAACCGAAGAAGGATCGTCCTGGCCCCAATCCGGCACAGCCTCCTGGTCCCAATAATAAGGGTGGGCAGGATCAGAGGACGACGACCAGTATTCCTACGGGTGGCACTCCAGAGAACCGAAGCCATGTTATGCAACAGCTTTTGGTAGGTGGCCAACCTAATAGTGATCAAATGTCTAATCTTGGGAGAATGTAATGCCGGGACCGAGAAAGTATTTGTGGAAAGACGACGATGGTGTAAACAGATGGCATGATGTGCCCGTTTCTCTCCGAGATAGCAAGAAGGCAAGCATTGCCGTCGCGGGTACTATTTTCTATTATATTGAATAGAAATGCCGCTGCCCCGCAAGCAAAAAGACGAATCTCAAAAAGAATTCATGAGTCGTTGCATGGGAGACGACATCATGAACACGGAGTTTAAGGACGCAAAACAAAGGGCTGCAGTCTGTATTAGCCAGTATCAACAGCGTAAAAAGAGCAAGGGCTCCGCTAGTTGGGATGACGTCCGCAAAGGGGACATATTAGGAATTTTATAACATCTTGTTAATTTTTTACTTGATATTTTTTAAGTAAATACTACTATCTTTACTTATGGAAGATACCGTTAGCACTAATCCAAAGCAGGAAGAAAGCGCTGATTCGTCAATCAAGACGCGGCTGGCCAATTTATTGATAAATAGGGTGGCCCTAAGCGAATGCTTAAACGTTATTCGAGACGCTTGCATTCAACGTGCCGCTGAGATTGTGGAAGATGCCGACGAAGAACAGATGAGTAAGATCATCAAAGATCTTGACTCCTTTGAGAACCCTCCAAAAGAAGAAAATGTGCCTGAAGGTACCTCTGGGCCGCAACAGCCCCCCTTAAAGGCAGAAGAGGGCTCTTCGGGGCCTGAGCTTACTCCTGTTGAAGTTTAAAAGGAGGCTTGTGAAGGCACCTTCTATGTGAAAATACCCCCGTTTTTTTTGGGGGTATTTTTTTCTCATT